ATCCAAGATCAGTTTGCTCTGACGATCTAGCACTCAATACACCAACACGCATATCCACTCGGGAATCTCCGAGCTCTGGTGCTCCAGATTGTAGTGTCTCGGTAGTTTTTGATATCTGATCAGTGTACCCTTCTAGGTCACGAACTTCTGATGCAGGTTCAACATGTGCTAATCTAATCGCTGCAGCCTCCACTGCTACTATACGTGGGCCAAACACACTGCCTATGTTACTTAGATCATCTGTTTGTGTTTGTGCGCCATAGCGGTCCTTCCACGCGACAACAAAATCATCGTACTTCCAATCATGTACCACACTTTTGGCAAACAAATCATCGTTCCACTGTACGAACACATCACGCAATTTCAACCACTCAGACGCACCATGAAATGACATTTCCACAAGGCTTCGTGTCATGTGTTCGATCAAAAGTTCATCCATAGACATGGCAGTTGTCGCAACACCAATGTGAAGCGGCTTACAAATACTTTCGATATCTAATGGACCAACTATCGCTTTATGTGATTCAGACCACACGAACTTCCTCTTGAGAAATGAGATGTCAGTTGGTTTATCCCACTTGCCACTGCTTGTGCTCTTATCAGCGTTAGTTATAACCATACCTAATTGATCACAATATTTGGTGAGTGATAGTTTATTAAAACCCCTATACTTGAATCTCACTGTGCAAAAACAATCATCACCAAATGTCTCTAAGCGAACTGCCGATCGAAAACTCTCACATTTTGGGTAAATAGTGAACAAACAACAACGCATCAATAGTGATATGACTTGTCCATCAATAACTGAAGTACCAAATATACCAGAAATCATTCGGTTGAACATGACAATGAGTTCCCCATCAATCACTGTAGGTGCTGATAGTAACCAGTTGGTCAACGCATGCATTGCTGTGATATCATCATGACTATAACCACCAGCTCGTGCCACATCGATGTTCCCAAGGAGTACAGCTGACAACAGGAACGAACCGATACGCATATCAAATGAACTAAAATCAAATGCTGCCATATTCTCA